CCCAACTATGCGATTCGGCCAGCGGTATCCATCCTCGCCATTCTCAATTCTATATTCGCCGTGTCCGTGCTGATAATAAAGATCCGCTTACTCAGTTTATGAAGGACAAGGGTGTGCCATGGGAGCCCGACGTTATGAAGCCAGACTCCACAACTGTATTCTCTTTCCCACAGAAAGCACCTAAGGGTGCAGTCGTAAGAGACGACATTGACGCTATCAAGCATCTAGAGTTGTGGGCAGTCTATCAGGAAGCATGGTGTGAGCATAAGCCATCAGTCACCATCAACGTCAAAGAAGATGAATGGATGAAAGTTGGTGCATGGGTTTATGATCACTTTGACGAAATGTCTGGCGTATCATTCCTACCGCACGATGGTGGTTCATATCGTCAAGCACCTTATGAAGAAATCACACAAGACTTGTATGAAGCAATGCTACCATCTATTCCTAAGTCTCTTGATTGGGACTCATTGGTAGAGATTGATGATAACGTTGAAGGTGTCCAAACCCTTGCTTGCACGGCTGGCGGATGCGAAATCTAATCATCGCATTACTGATTATGGGAGGGATCAACTTGGCTGCTGCGGATCCAACCGCAGACAGAAGCCCTCCCATTCTTCCTAATTCTATAATGACACCTGGTGATATCCTGCCGGCAGGCCTTGACAAAGTTTGCACGGTGGGATATACTAAGACAGTTAGGCATGTTTCCCAATCAAAAAAGGATCATGTCTATGAGTTATATGGTATAACAAGAGTTCCCGGACATTTTGAAGTGGACCACCTAATCAGTTTAGAACTAGGTGGGTCCAACTCAATGAGGAATCTATGGCCTCAATCTTTCTATACGGAAACATGGAATGCTAGAGTAAAGGATGTGCTAGAACATCAACTGAATAGAATGGTATGTGACGGAAAGATATCATTAGAGGAAGCACAGAAGGCTATTGCTACTGATTGGATCGCCGCATACTGCAAATACTATAACAAACTACCTGCGTCATGTGCTACATATATGGAGAAAGTGAAATGAAGAAACTACTTATCGCAGCAATGCTATTTGCTACACCCGCAGCAGCAGAAACAAATATCACTATCAGCAAGTCTCACCAGTTGATGCAGGTTGATAGTGATTATGGATCGTATCAGTGGCGAGTCTCAACCGCCCGAAAAGGTTATTATACTCCCACTGGTACGTTCCATCCTTATTCCCTTCAACTAATGCACTACTCAAAGAAATATGACAACTCACCAATGCCAAACAGCATCTTCTTCTCCGGAGGTTACGCCATCCATGCCACGCCGCATGTAGGTAATCTGGGTCGTCCAGCATCCCACGGATGCGTCAGACTACATCCCGCTAATGCCAAGACACTTTATGGTATTGTGTCTAAGGATAGAAGCGGAACGACTATTAGGATTATCAACTGATGGTAGAAATGCTGGAAATGCTAAATAGTAATGTAGGTCACGGGACTGCAATCCCCACCTACTCTAACGCTATTGGGAGCGCCAGCATGTCTATTTATCATACCCACCATATTATCCCTAAACACATGGGCGGAACAGATGAACCGTCTAATCTTGTAAAACTCACCGTAGAAGAACATGCCGAGGCACACAGAAAACTATACGAAGAATATGGTAACGAATGGGACCGTATTGCTTGGTTAGGATTGTCCGGTCAGATTGATACGAGTGAAACAAGGCAACTTGCTTTTGTAGAAGCGGGAAGAACACAAGGTCAAAAGAACGCAGAAACAGGTCATATTCAGAAACTTGCGAAATATAATAGTGAGAACTGGAAGAGTGAATGGTCTGCTAATGGAGGTTTCGTTCAGGGTAATAGAAACAAGGAAACAGGTCACACAATCAACCTTGCGAAGATGGGTGCTGACTCCAGAAGAGGTAAGAAAACTTACTTCAATCCCGAAACAAAACAGATAAAGTATTTTAGTGAAGGTGAAGAACCTATCGGATGGAAACGAGGAAGAAAATGATAGATGAACTTTTTTATACCGCTTGTGGTCTTTTGATGTATGTCCATAAACATGGAAACTCATTCGACTTTTCCAAACCATTGTTTTGGGGAACGGTATTTGGTTGGCCAGTTGTTCTTGGATGGGATGCCGTAAAAATCTGGGCAGAAATTTTTGAAGGACCCCGAAAGGATAACAAATGAACCTATTTCAACTCGGTAAATTTACTTCACATGCTGGCAATGAACTTGATTGGAAGATTGAGTGTGACGCACTAACAGACGAAGATTGGGAATGTCTTGCTAAGATGATTAGCGAAAAGACAGAGTTTGGTTCTGTCTATGGCATTCCTCGTGGTGGCACTAAACTAGCAAATGCGCTAGAGAAGTATAAGACACCAGGTAGCATCATTCATCTTGTAGTAGATGATGTATGGACTACAGGCAAGTCCATGCGAGAAGTTATGAAGAAGGGTGATCTTGGTTTCGTTGTCTTTGCTAGACAGAAGATTCCATTTGAACCTGATACTTACACTCGTGCGCTATTCACAATGGAAGTTTTATGAATGAACTGGATGAAGTCTTACTTGATCAACTAACTGTTGCTAGACACATAGCAAAGAAAATGAGAAAAGCAAGAAAGGTGATGGGACCAGATCCTACCTTGCTCACTTTACAGGAAATGAATGAAAAGAGAATACAATTTTTTGAGACTATGATAGATGACAAGACATTATTACAAAAGAAACACAAACGAAAGAAACAAGAAAACCCAGACATACTGGCCAGGAGTACCTCATATGAGTGGTACAGAAATTTTATGATGGCGTCCAATATCGGATATAAAATGATGGTTGATTCGTTCCAAGCCTATATGTCTTACTTTTACAACAAGAAAGGTAAGCAAGAATGAAAGCCCAAGGTACACAGGTTCTCGGACAGATACTAGAAAGATTATCCGAAGGTGATGTTTCGTATGATGATAGGAAAGAGGTCTATGAGGTCCTGCTAGAGGTCTTTGAAGATTTTGACGCCAAGAACCTAGAAGAATGTTTAGACATAGACTCGGCATTTGATGAAGTTTGGAACGAGAAATATCCACCTGAAATAGAAGAATACGAGGACTGATAACTATATAGGTCTATGACTTGGATCTATGAAAACGAACCATTCACCGAAATTCCAGAAGGTTATCAGGCCTTCGTGTATTGCATCACCTGTATTCCTACGGGTCGAAAGTATATTGGCAAAAAACTGTTTAAGTTTACCCGTTCTACTAAGAAGAAAGGTAAGCGGGTCAAAAAGCAGGTCGATTCAGATTGGTTAGATTACTATGGCAGCAATAAAGAACTTCTACAACACGTGGAAATCTTCGGTAAGGAGAAATTCACACGAGAAATCATCCGTCTATGTAAGAGCAAAGGCGAAGCGTCGTATTATGAGGCTAAGGAACAATTTGATAGGGATGCTCTAATCTCTGAGCAATACTATAACGAATGGATTATGGTGAGAGTTAGAAAGTCTCATGTAAAGAAGTGAGGAAGAATGATTACAGTATATTCTAAAGACCAGTGTGTGTTTTGCGACAAGGCAATCACACTACTAAAACTAAAGGCAAAGGATCACATTGTCTATAAGTTAGGTAAGGACTTTGACCGGGATACGATCCTGGAAATGTTCCCAGATGCACGAACCTTTCCGATAATAACAGTTGACAAAGCCTTCATAGGGGGCTATAATGAGTTAGAAAAGTTGATCAATGAAGGGAATCTGAAATGATTGATAAGTATGCTTTGCGTGAGGAACTAAAGAATGGTGTGGTTACCGTTGTCTTTGAAAAGACTGACGGAACGGAACGCACAATGCGAGCCACTCTTTCCGATCTATATGTTCCGCAGGTTGAGCCTGCTATGCTTTCCGAGTATGATGGTAATGTACCTAAGAATACCCGGCAGTTAAATGATAATGTTCAAGCAGTATGGGATATTGATGCAGGGGGTTGGCGCTCCTTTCGTCTTGATTCCGTCAAACAACTATTGAAGGAGTGATATATGCCGTGGCCTCATAAGAATAGACCTCGCAAGGGTCGTCGTAAAGTCGGATCAGTGAAGCGCAAGATGCGTCGTACCAAAGGAAAGAAGGGTAAGTAATGTCTACGGATTTTCCAACAAAGGTTTCTAAAATGAAAGACATGAAGATCATCAGCGTCACCACAACGTCGGACGCAATCAACTTTATGGATGCTCTAGCCCTGTTGTTTATCGGTCTGCATCTAACCGGTCACCTAGAAAACTGGACATGGGTAGAGATTCTATCTCCTCTATGGGGTCCATTTATGGTGAAGTGGTTGATCGGTCTCATTACAGCAACTTTCTTCGATGATGGTTCTGAGGAGGACGAGTAATGTCCGCAGATAATGGTATCTATGTTCTATTGACAGAAAGCGATAAGGGTCCTGAATATCGTGTAGCGTATGCTCAAGCCATCGACTCCATCTATGGTAAGTTTAATGAAGAAACTTTCAAATGGGATGGTGACAAGGAAGCAATGCTAAACATATTCAAAGATGCTAGTATATTTCACACTTTGAATGAGGCACTTGATCATGCAGAAGAACTGGAACAGGACTACAATTACCTAGAAGATGGTATCTGCGTCATCAACGAGTTTAAGGATCATGGAAAAATCTTCGGATAAGGAGAAAAAAGTGAGAAAGTCGGCAGCGGTTAAAAGACCTAAGTTCGCAGACGAAAAGTACCTCGGTCCCGAGCCCACGGTGACTGAGGACTCCACACAATCAGACCTAGCCAGGGCATACAACTGGTTCAACTATTTCTATTCAAGTGAGGACGCTAAGTCTTTCACTATCTCCTACCTAAAGTCAATCAAGTATGATAAGAGCGTTATTCGAAAACTGGCTTCCGTCAAAGCCTTCGAACTCCACAACATCGGATGGAACTGTAGACTATTGGCTTCCGGTTCCATCTTACCCGATGCTGTTTGGGAAAAGATTGAAGCAAAGATTGGAGAACTCACGAAAGATATCGTGGAAACGCAGGAAGATGCGGAAGAACCTGTTACCAAAGTCGTATCAATACAAGATCGCATTAATGCGAAGGCGTCCGATCTTATTGGCGAACTTGAGGAACAACTTGATGTGTTCTTCCAAGAAGGAGTAATTCAGTTTGACGTTAAGAAGTGGTCCCTTGAGAAGGGAATTAAACCGCAAATTGCGAAGAGGATTGCAGAACACTTCCGTCCTCAATACGATGAAATCACCGAAGCCCAAACAAGTAAAGACCCCGACCTTGTGGAAGCGTATAAAGGATGGCGTAAGCCGGTTCTTAAAATCATGGGGCTTTTCATAAAGCGTATCATTGACCACATGGTTGAACTTGACTCTGCTGGTCAGGCTGTCCGCAAGCCACGCAAGAAGAAAGTCAAGCCTGCCCATGTTCTAGTGGCCAAGATGAACTATTGTGCATCCTCTGATACACTCACCAGCGTAGACCCGAAAGGAATCATCGGTGCTGAACAACTTTGGACTTTCAATGTTAAAACTCGTAATCTTTCTGTGTATAATGCCGTGGGTCATTCTGGCCTTTCGGTCAGAGGGACTACGATTACAGGATTTGACGAAGCAACTTCGGTTACAAAGAAACTCCGTAAGCCAGAAGCAGTAATCAAGCCACTACTAGAAGGTGGTAAGATTTATCTACGTAAGGTCATGGAGAATATCACAACCACAGAACAGAAGGCAACTGGTCGTATCAATGTAGATACGATCCTTTTGAGAGTGATCAGATGAAATATGCAATCATAGGATATGATGAATCCCATTTAGATATTCTAATGAACATACTATACGAAAGCGAAAACCTAATCGATGACGATGACGAGAAAGATTATCCTTACATAGTTCTTACCTCTAAAGAGCATGAAGAATGGGAGAAGGTGAAAGAAGCCTATGAAAATTGGCAAGAAAGATTTTCAGAGGCAGCATATGAAAGCACCTTAAAACCAAGAGAACCTTTTCAAACTATGGAAGATTTTGAAAAGGAAGTTAAAGAGTTTTTAAAATGAGTACCACACATGCTATGATTTGGGTTGCGATTTACATGGGCATTATAGTCGGTGTCCTGTCAGTGTTCATTGTGCTGGCTGCCACATACTACGACTTAAAGAACAAGGATAAGAAATGACCGAGAAAGTAATCGAGTTCCCAAAACACAAGGTCGTCAGGGATGTCCCTGGCGAGGTGATTGAGGAGCGAAACCGTCGAGCAGAACAGAAAGCCGCTGATGCCATTGTTGACGAGGTTGTTGGTGTCCTCATAACAGAACTAGATAACTATTATGTGGAAGTTACCGATAAGCAATTCTCTAAAGACTTCATCCTTGTTATCGATGCATTAAAGTCCGCAGTATATCGTCAGTTCGGATTTGAACATCATTTCCATGATTTCATTGACAACAACGTTACCCTGCTAGAAGCGGATTTTGATACCCTGTCCAAGGA